ATGAAATGCATTTCTGGGCAGGGATGTTAATTTGGATGTTTACATTCATTTTAGCTAACTTTGTTTTTGAACAATGGTTATCTGCTGTTGTAGCTTTAGTTATTACAGCAAGCACAGGTATAGTGAAAGAGGTGTACGATGAAAAGATGAAGAAAACCAGATTTGACTGGAGAGATTTTAAATACACTGTGATTGGAGCCTCCATCCCTGCTCTTATATTTATTGTAGCAGACATCATATACTACTATTCAAAACCGTAACATGATACAGGTAGAATTAAAAGCAAAACATTATTTTCTAATCGCAGACATTTTATTCGGAACAGCAGCTTACGTTTCATTTCCAACGCTGGAAAAAATTAAAACAGCTTGCCAAGGATTACAAGACGATGATACAGCAATCGTTGAAATAGATGTACCAACAGTAGTAAGCGTGTTCTCAATTTTAGCACAAAAACCAGAAGGTAGCTACAACAATGTAAATACCGAAATGATGGACATGTTAACACCACAAATACAAGCTGGTATAGCAGACGGTAATGAAGAGTGGATTAGTTTAGGTGAGCAAGTAACAGCTATTAGAACAAGCAATTTACAAATAGTAACAGATTCTATTGCAGGTGGCAAGAACAAACTATATTACTAAGGATAATGTTGTAGAACAACTACTATCAGATGAACTCATAGTACAGTCCTATGTGTATTCTGATAAAAGTGCAAAATACTGGAAAATACAAAATCCAATAACTGTTGAACTTAGCAATGGTGAAGTAATAAATATACCTAAAGGATTTGTCTATGACATGTCAACTGTTCCAAAATGGTTATGGTCATTTGTTAGGCCAGTAAATGATGGGTTGTTTGGATATCTTGTTCACGATGTGCTTTATGTTAATAAAGTAAAGGGAATGACAAGAAAACAAGCAGATAAAGAAATGCTATTCTGGACCAGCATTACAAACAGTAATAAGTTTGACAACCACCTCAGATATTACATTGTAAGACTATTAGGGTGGTTATGGTGGTATAAAATAATTTAAAACTAAAACATATGGCAAATTTAATTGATCAAGTAAAAGTAAAAGCAGGACGCTTAATCAGAGTGTGGAATACACTTAAAAAGAAAAATGAAAATAAAGGCTATGTATCTGTATGGGTAGAAGATGCAAATGGTAAAAATGAGCGTTGCTTATTATTTACAGAAAAAGAAATCCAGCGTGCTGAGCTTAGAGCATCTAAAAATATAGAAGACCTAACTGATAAAAGCTTTTTTACAGATTTGGTTGATTAGTATATCTTATATATATTTATATCAAACAAATTAAATAAATATGTTATCTACTATTTTAATCAGTATTGTTGTAGTAGCAGTAGTATTTGCTGTTGTAAACAAATTTACTAAAAAACAAGAAAAACCTATTGAACAACCTTCTACTATTGAAGAAGAACCATTGGGTTATGAAACAAGTTCACTTGCTGAACTAGAACAACCTGCTTGTTTGTATCCTGGAGTAGCCCAAAATGATCCAGGTTTGGTTCCTGTTGATCCTGAAGAACCGTTAGTGCTTGCTAAACCACCAGCTAAAAAACCAAAGAAAACATCTGCAAAACCTAAAGCACCTAAAAAGAAAAAGAATGCTTAAAGTAGTTGAAATAGCCAAAGCGTGGATTGCTGCAGCTAACCCAACACCTGAACAAAAAGAAATAGCAGAATATCGCATATCAATATGCAATGAATGTCCACACAAAACATATGTAAAAGCACTTAATACTTTTACTTGTGGATTATGTGGATGCCCATTACAGAAAAAAATATTTTCACCAAAACCCGGTCAAAAATCTTGCCCCGACAAGCGCTGGGAAAAATAATAAACAATAAAATCTATGTCAGACGTTAAAAAACTCACAACAGAAGAATTACAGCAAATTAAAGAAATGCAGTCTCAATACAATAAATTTGTATTTGAACTTGGCAGTATCGAAGCACAAATCCAAAATCTCCTCTCAGCTAAAGCAGCAGCTGAAACTGAAAAAAATAATATTTTAGGAGATATTAAAAAATTAGGAGAACGCGAAAAGGAACTTGTAACTACATTACAAGAAAAATACGGACAAGGAAGCATTGATATAGAAACAGGCGAAATAACAGCAGTATAATTGCAATAGTTTCTGCGTTTTGTATGGTTTTGTGAATATTTATCGTTAGGTAATTCCCTAGCATTAAATTAAAATAACCATAAAAAATGAGTGAAATTATTCTTTCTCCCGGTGTATTTCAGATAGAATCTGATCAAAGCTTATACACTACTGCTCCTCCCGCTCTTGGAGCCGCTATTGTAGGACCTACAGTAAGTGGTCGTCCAATGGTACCTACCTATGTTACAACATATAACCAATATTTAACATTATTTGGTGATATTTTTAAAAGTGGTAGCTACTATTATGAATACTTCACGTCACAAGCTGCACGTGAATATTTTAACAACGGTGGTAGATCATTACTTGTAACTAGAATTATTAGTGGATCACAATATAGCACTTATGATACTTCCACAGTAAGATCTCAATTACCTTTAGAAGCAACTACATCTTCATTTACACTTGAAACATTATCTTGGGGTGAACAAATGAACAACTCAGGAGGTACTGAAGTAAGTGGTGCATTACCTAGTGGATCACAATATAATGTTCGTTGGGAAGTAACTAATGTAGACACCGGTAGTGGTACATTTACAATAGTAATACGTCGTGGTGATGATAATAACTCTCAAAAGAATATTTTAGAGACTTGGGCTAATGTAAATTTAGATCCTCAATCTCCTAGCTACATTTCTCGTATAATTGGTGATTTAAAACCTGTATACAATAGTGGTCAAGTTGATTTTACTGGATCTTATGCTAATGCCTCATTATATGTTCGTGTAGCATCCGTAACTACTCCAAACGTAGATTCAATTGACAATAATGGTAATTTCAGATCTAGTGTGTATAGTGGAAGTTTACCTATAGCAGGAACAAGTGGATCATTTAGTGGTGGTGTAACAGATACTACTGATCCTAAATTAATGAATGAAAACATTACTGCAACTAATATTCAAGGTTTCCCAGTATCCGCTTATACAGAAGCATTTCAATTATTATCAAATAAAGACGAATATCGTTTTAATATGTTATTAGCTCCTGGTATAGGAATAAACAGTAATCATATTGCTGTTTGTGAAGGCCGTGGAGATGCTATCGCAATTACCGATTCTGGCTTATACAATCAATCAATTGTAGGAGCAACTCAAGCAGCCGCTGGTCAATCAAGTAATTACACTGCAACCTATTATCCTTGGGTTCAATTATTTAGCTCAAATTTAGGTAAAACAGTATGGTGTCCTCCTTCCACAGTAATAGGTGGTGTATTAGCATTCAACGACCAAGTAGGTGCTGAATGGTTTGCTCCTGCCGGTTTAAATCGTGGAGGAGTACCTTCAGTAATCCGTGCCGCTCGTAGATTATCTCAAACAGATCGCGATACATTATATACAGCAAATGTTAATCCATTAGCTACATTCCCTGGAACTGGAGTATGTGTGTGGGGTCAGAAAACATTACAACGCAAACCAACAGCTCTTGATCGTGTAAACGTTCGTCGTTTGTTGATTGCATTGAAAGATTTCATCGGTGGTGTTGCTCGTACATTAGTATTCGAACAAAATACAGCTGTAACTCGTAACCGTTTCTTAAGTCAAGTAAACCCATATCTTGAATCAGTAGTTCAGCGTCAAGGTTTATTTGCTTATAAAGTGGTGATGGATGATTCAAACAACACTCCTGAAGTAATCGATAGAAATCAATTAGTAGGCCAAATATATATCCAACCAACTAAGACAGCTGAATATATTATCTTGAACTTTAACTTAACTCCAACTGGCGCTGAATTCCCTGCATAAGGGATTCAGCCCGTTAATATTTATTAACAGCAATAAAATATAACATAAAATGGCCGTATTAAATCCGAATGAAATCATGTTTACAGCGTTTGAGCCTAAAGTAGCCAATCGCTTTATCATGTATATTGATGGTATTCCTGCATATTTAATTAAGAAAGCTTCTGCTCCTGGATTCAATGCTAATGAAATCATATTAGATCACATCAACGTTTACCGTAAAGTAAAAGGTAAAATTAGGTGGGATGATATGAACTTAGAATTGTATGATCCAATTACACCTTCTGGTGCACAAGCAGTAATGGAGTGGGCTCGTTTAGCACATGAATCAGTAACTGGCCGTGATGGTTATTCTGATTTTTATAAGAAAGATATTACATTAAACATTTTAGGTCCTGTAGGTGATATAGTAGGTGAATGGATTATCAAAGGTGCTTTTGTTAAAACAGCTAAGTTTGGTGAATATGATTGGGCAAGTGGTGAAGCTGCAATTAACTTACAGGTTACTATCGCTATGGATTATTGTGTGTTAAATTTTTGATATACGTATATATTCATTTCACAAAATAATAAAAAGCGTTTGTCTATTTGGCAAACGCTTTCATTTTGCATATATTGTAAAACAAATTCTACTAAATGAAATCAAATAGAGAAACAATAAAGCGTCTTTACAATGAATATAAAGAACAGTTTCTAAATGAAATATTTGAAACACCACTAGAATTTAAACAAATTAATCCTACTAAATATCAAGTAGAAAATTTAGCTGTCTTTACTTTTAAACGAGAATATGATTTCTCAAGTGTACCTTTCGATACAACCATGTATAAAATACCATTTTATTGGAGTATATCATGGATGTGGGATAACAACATATCTGAGGAAGAAAAAACAATAAAAAACTGGTTAAAAGTTACTTCTACTTCATTCAAAATAGTAGACGACTTTATTAGACAAAAAGATTATCCCCCTGTTTTAGAGTTTAGTGGTCAAACACAAACACATAAAAATGTATATCATAATAAAGAATTTTTAAATAGATGGCAGATATTGTTTGGGGAACAGTATGAAGTAGAACTATATAAAGAACATATATGGCTTGTAAATAAGAATATATCTAATAAAAATCTACATAATGCCATAAAACTATCAGAACATGCTCAAATCAGTTTATCTAAAGCTGTAAATTATTGGAAGTTTAAAACAAAACGTGATGTTAAGGGCATATCACGTCATAATATGGTTAAAGAACAAATTAAAAGAATTATTTTAAAAAGAATATACCTAAAATAAATTTTGCATATATTTATATACACACAAATAAAATACGTTTATGGCAGAATTAAAAATTCCAACAGAAGAAATCTCATTACCATCAAAAGGTTTATTGTATTCAAAAGAATCACCTCTATCATCAGGTAAAATTGAAATGAAGTACATGAGTGCGCGTGAAGAAGATATTCTTACAAACACCAATTTCATTAAAAATGGTACTGTAATTGATAAATTGCTACAATCATTGATTGTTACTTCAATCAACTATGATGATTTATTAATTGGTGATAAAAACGCAATATTAATTGCAGCACGTATCTTAGGATATGGTCAAGAATATTCATTTAAATATACCAACGAACAAGGACAAGAAATAGAAGCAACTGTTGATTTAGCTACATTAAAAGAAAAAGAATTAGATACATCATTGATTAAAGGTGGTGTAAATGAATTTACATTTGGTTTACCTAAATCAGGTAATGTAATAACATTTAAATTGCTTACTCACGGCGACGAAAAGAAAATTGAAGCCGAAATTAAAGGATTACAAAAAGTAAACCCAAATAGCTCATACGACGTTACTACCCGTTTAAAATATATGATTACTTCTATTAACGGTAATCGTGAACAAAAAGCAATTCGTGACTTTGTAGATAATTACTTATTAGCTCCAGATGCTAGAGCGTTACGTGAATACTATTCTAAAGTACAACCAGATATTGAACTAAAATTCATCCCAGATGATGAAAACTATGTAGGGGAGGGCATAGCAATTCCAATATCTCTTAACTTTTTTTGGCCTGACGCCTGAGTATAGACTTTATCTATTTAGACAAATCCACGAAATAGTATTTCATGGTAAAGGTGGATATGATTGGGATACAGTGTATAATATGCCATTGTGGTTACGTAGAACTACGTTCAACTTAATGAAAGAACATTATGATAAAGAGAAAGAGGAATACGATAAACATAGTAATATGTTAAATAATAAAGGAAAAAATGAAATAGCTAGACCTAATATTTCCCCTGATTATATTGCAAAGGCGCCTAAAAAATAGGCGCTTTCAATATTTATATGATATAATACTGTATGGCAGATACTACACAACAGCAGATAGATCAATTTCAAAGTGAACTAGGTAAAATACAAGATCGTGTATTAGATCTTAGAAATCTACTTGGGGATAAACTAACTGAAAGTTTAACTAAGAATATAGTTGAAGCAAGAAGATTATCTGATCCTTTGAAAGATGCTTCTAGTATTGCTAAAAAAATGAATGATTTAGTAGATAAGAATGAAGTACTTATTATTAAACAAAAAGTAGCCCAAGAAAACTATACAAAAGCCCTACAAAAAGGTAATGCAGCTAAAATAGCTTCAGCAGAAAAACAATATCAATTAATAACTGCCCAGTTAAAACTACAACAAGGAATTGAAGATCAATTAAAAGCTCTTCAACAGATAGCAGAAGAAGAAAAAAAATTAGAGGAACAAAAGAAAAAAGAAAATAATCTAACAGAATTCCTTCTTACAAAATATAAAAACTTAAAAAAAGAACTTACGGGGCTATTTGCTTTAGGAAGCATAGTTGATATGCTTTTTAAAGGTAGTGAAAATATAGCTAATTTTAGAAAAGATTTAGGTCTATCTTATGGAAATGCTTATAAATTAAATACAGAATTAAGTTTTATAGGAGCGAGTATAAATGATACTTACATAACAGGTGAAAAATTAAAAAAATCATTTTCTGATTTATCTAAGGAAATGGGATTTGTAGCTGATTATGGTGTTCAATCCCTAGTTACGATGACTAACCTAACGGGTAGATTAGGTATGTCAAATAAAGAAGCAGCTCAACTTACCACACTATCTCGTTTTCAATCTAAAGATACAGAAAAAGTTCTAGATAATGTAGGTAAGACTGTATCTTCAATGAATAAGCAGAAAGGAACTGCTATCCTATTGAAGGATATAATGAAAGATATAGGCAATGTAAGTATGGCTACTGCAGTGAGCCTAGGTAAAAATCCAGTAGCAATAGCAGAAGCAGTCGTTGCTGCTAAACAATTAGGTACTACTTTAGAACAGATGGAGAAAACAGCTGATAGTTTACTCAATTTTGAAACATCTATTGAAAATGAACTTAAAGCTGAATTATTAACAGGTAAAGAGATGAATCTTGAAAGAGCAAGGGCAGCTGCTTTATCTAATGATATGAAAACATTATCTGAAGAGATAGGCAAAAATCAGGAAGTAATAAATACATTCTCTAAAGGAAATAGATTAGAACAACAAGCTGTTGCTGAATCATTAGGAATGAGTAGAGAAGATCTAGCCAAAATGATATACCAGCAAGAAGCTATGAAAATAGGAGCTGAAGGTGTTAGAAAAAAATATGGTGAACAAGCATATGAGAATCTTAAAGCACAAAACGCACAAGAAAAATTTACTAATGCTGTTGAAAAACTCAAATCAGCCATATCAGGAATAGTTCAAGTATTTTCTCCTGTATTAGATTTATTAGCAGCAATGGCTGATCATTCTTGGATAGTTTATGGAATATTTGGATTGTGGCTATTTCGTTCTAATTTATTAGCTGGTTCTTTTAAAGGAATATTAGGTTCTATAAAAGATGTAGGTAAAAATTTAATAAGTAAAGCAATACCCGCCGCCCCTATTCCGGCTGTTGGAGGAGGTGGAGGATTAGGTGGTTTTATGGGTATGATGCCTAGTGCTTCTAGTATGTTGAAAGGAGCAGCAGCTATTCTAGTTTTAGCAGGTGCTTTATTCGTAGCTGCCAAGGCATTTCAGGAGTTTGCTACTGTTAAATGGGGAGATATGGCTAAGGCAGGGGTAGCATTAGTAGGCTTAAGTTTAGTAGCAATGGCTTTAGGTAAAGCTAAAGGAGCTATACTTGAAGGAGCAGCAGCAATAGCTATTTTAGGAATAGCCTTAATACCATTATCTTTTGCTCTCAAATTAGCAGCACCCGCAATAGAAGCATTTGATAAAGTAGTAGGTACTATCATTACTTCAATAGCTAGTGGCATTTCTACTATTGTTGAATCTATAGGAAATATGATTGTTAAATTGGGTGAAGTAGGTCCCTCACTATTACTATTAGGTCCTGCCTTACTTGGAATAGCAGCAGGATTAGGAGCCATATCCCTTACTGGATTATTAGCAATGCCAGCAATTCTGGCCCTAACAGCACTAGGCACCGTAGCACCAGTGTTATCTTCTCTTGGTATTGGTGGGGGTGGAGGAAAAGAAGAAAAAAATAATGAAATGGCCACTCTAATATCAGCGGTTAATGCTGTTAAAGCATCAATAGATAGATTATACACTAAAGATACATCAATTAATATGGATGGTAAGAAAGTAGGTACAACATTAACACAAGGCTCTACTAAATTAGCATAAAAACACAATATTTATTGACACAATTAAAAATAGTTAATTATGGCATCAGTACTCGATCAATTACCTAAAAGTGGTTTTAGCTTACAGGGCAATAATTTTAATCCAAGAACTCAATTAGCAGATTGGGGATACCCAGATGTTACAGGACAATTACAACCTAATTTGAGCAGATTACAATATACCTACTCAGTAGATGGTATTCCTAATGTACGCATTCAGGATTATAATAGAGCGGCATTAGGTGGTGTAACAACCGTTAGACCTCCTTCTCAATTAGATGAATTGGACCCTAGCGCTCCTAAAAATCTTTTAGTTGGCCCTCCAATTCCAGGAAATAAAGGACCCGTAGTATCTCAAATATATAAATCAGCTCCCGGTCGTAACTATAGAGATTTAGGACCTTCTACAGGACGTTATTAATATAACATAAATGTCACTATTAAACTTAAAAACAGACCTAAAATCTTTGAGGTATGGCCAGGATCAACCTGGCGGAGGAAATAGTAGACAGCCATATATACAAACAGACATAAACACTGTTGATACTCCTACTCCTCTTATTAGAGCAGATTTTCCAACCTTTTTTGGAGGATCACTACCTATTAATGTTGATATAAATCTTAATCAATTACGTTTAACTAAATTTGATGATAAATTAGTTAGAGGAGGTATTATAGGTGCTCTTAATGCTTCTGTTGTAGATACACTTCGCATTGGAAAATTCTTTCTTGATTTTCCCAAAGGACCTTTATTTATTGCTAAACAAGTAGGATTACAACTAACTAACCCACGCTTAGAAGTACCTAAAAACCCAGCAAATATAGCTGCTGGCTCCCCCAGCAATGCTTTATCTATTGGTACTAACGGATTACTTCAACCAACCCGTATTTATAATTTAGGTATAAACACAATAGCTCAAATTCCTGCTAATGCATTTGGAATACATTTTAATAGACATGGTATATTGCCTATACAATCTGATGCCAGCAAGTATGAAGCTATAGTAACTGCTAATAACGATACTTTTAATTTAAATGATCCCTCTAAAAATAATAGATTAGTATTATTATCAAGAAAATTTCAATTAGGAGATAGACAAGCAAACAAACCTATTGGAGCAGCAGCGGATAGAATAAATCAAATAACATCAGCTATAGGAGCTTTTACAGGATTATCTATTCCTCAACTAAATAAACCAATAGATAATGTAATAGATGACTATATTGGAGGACCAGGATCTGTTTATGGAATAGGAAAAACACTAATTAAACGCACTAGTAATACTGAAGATGGATTTAAAATAAATCTATTAACTCAATTTAGTAGAGATTATGCTGGTAAAACTAGAGATAGTAAAGGATCTCCTCAATCTATAATTTTAAAATCTACATTTGATTATGGATTATCTAATAGAACACAATCTACTTTAGCTAGTAGAAGTTTTACTGATTTACCTAATCAAATATCCACCCCCAGTGCATCTTTATTTAACAATATAGCTAGTGATAAAGATAAACAACACGCTAGAGATAATAATTTACCTAAATTAGAAAACAAAAATGATTTAGTAGCTAATGGTCCTTCAAGTTACTCTGGCAGCCAAGAAGTAGCAGGTCTTAATGCACTATCATCATTAAACCTAGTATACACCGGATCAACTCCTTCATATAGTAATATTAAATCAGCTGTAGATAAATTAACATCTCCTAATAACGTTGGAATATATGCGACATTAATTAATGGGCAAAAGAATTTAGAAAGATTACCTAATTCTACTTCAAATCCTACTTATATGAATGGATATGGAGAAGAAAAATTTACAGTAAGTTTACCTTGGAATAAAGCAACACGTGAAATAAGAGTTGGAAGTGGAAGAAAAGATGAAATAAATCTTACTCCTATATTTGATGGGAATAAATATTTTGGAGATGATGTAACAGGAACTCATAATATAAGAGATTTAGTAAAATTTAGAATACAAGCTGTAGATACAAATAATCCTGATAGTGGAAGATGGATGGTATTTAGAGCATACTTAACAGACTTATCAGATGACACTTCATCAGAATGGACAGATGTAAAATATGCTGGTAGAGGTGATAAATTTTATATTTACACAGGATTTACTAGAAAAATGAATATTGGTTTTAAAATAGCAGCATTATCTGTAGAAGAAATGCAGTTTATATATCAAAAATTAAATTTCCTAATGAGCAATACAATGCCTGATTATTCAAATGAATTAATGAGAGGCCCACTTGTGAGAATGACAGTAGGTAATTGGATTGATAGCCAGTTAGGTATATTAAATCAAGTAAGTATTAAACCTGATAAAGAATCATCTTGGGAAATAGCTTTAGATGAACCTGAAGGAGGAACAAAACAACTAATACTCCCTCATGTATTAGATGTAACTCTAGGGTTCACCCCTATTGGCTCAGAAACAGCAAGAAATAACTTTATATCCTCAAAATCAGAAACAACATCTCATATTGCTCAAAACAATACGGGAAAGGATGTTGCTACTTTACAATATATAAAATAATATGGCTTCACGATACGATAATAGTGTAACATTTAAAACACAACAAGGTAAACCTTACTATGAAAGTAAAAGATATCCTGTTATTCCCTTATCTGAAAGTGATATTTATGTTGTGACAACAGAAGGAGATAGATTAGATCTAATAGCTAATCAATATTATAGAGATTCATCTTTATGGTGGGTAATAGCATTTGTAAATAGTAACATAACTAAAGGATCTATGTTTCCTGCTCCTGGTGTTCAATTAAGAATACCAACTGATATAAGTAGAGTAATAAGATTGTATAATCAATTTAATCAAGTAAGATAATGTTATATGACTAAAGAAGAAATAAAAGAATATAATAGGTTATACTATATCAATAATAAAGAAAATATTAAAAAACAAACACAACTGTATTATATAAATAATAAAGAAAAAGTTAATGAACGAAATAGAAAATATTCTAAAAATCACTACAAAACAAAACCAGAATTTTACAAAAAGTATATGACAGAGCGTTATAAAAATAACCCTCAAACTAAATTATCTCTACTACTAAGAATTAGATTAAAAAACGCTTTAAAAGGAATGATAAAAAGTAGCAAATCTTTTAGTCTAATAGGATGTTCTGTAGAAGAATGTAAAAAACACATAGAAATCCAATTCAAACCAGAAATGAACTGGGATAATCATGGAAAAATATGGGAAATAGATCACATTGTACCGTGTAGCAGTTTTGACTTAATAGACGCAGAACAACAAAAACAGTGTTTTCATTACACTAATTTGCAACCATTATTCAAAACAACAGAAATAGCAGAGTCCTTTGGGTATAATGAATTAGGTAACAGAAATAAATCTGATAATTAAAATGTCTATATTCAAAGATTCATTTCACAAGGATATAAAAACCCAATTAGGAATACGTCAATCTGCTATTAATAATCGTACTCCTAATAATTTGCAATACTACAATTCACGTAATGCTTGGATAAGATTATCTTCAAGCGTTAATATTAATGGTTCCCCTGATATAGCAAGAAATAACGTACTACAAGGAGGAACATTAACCGGTTATAATAAAGGACAAGGTGCTTTACGAAGTGGAATAGGAGCAAACGGAGCATATAATACATTCCCACGTTTAGGTATTCGCCCTATGCCTGGTATTACAGGAGTAGATGTTAAATCAGAAGGAGCATATGGATCACTAAGAAAAGCAACAGTAAGTTTCCAGTGTTGGGATATCCAACAACTAGAAGATTTGGAGCTACTATATATGCGCCCTGGATATACCGTATTATTAGAATGGGGGTGGGCACCTTATTTAGATAATAGTGGGACATTGCAAAAGAATTTTACTGGCTATACAGATATTATAGATACTGATTGGACAAAAGAGCAATTATTTGCGCAACAATATAAAAAATCAACAGAAATATACCAAGGTAACTATGATTCTTTATTTGGATACATTAAAAATTATAGTTGGAAAGCTAGAATGGATGGTGGGTATGATTGTACTACAGAAATAATTTCACTAGGTGAAATAATGGAATCATTAAAAGTAAACTATGCTCCTCTCAACACTAGCGCTACTACTACAGGACTAGTTGCTAAAAATTGTGGATATGGCACTTTAGATAATATTAATCTATCAGGATCATATTCAAATAATGTACTTGCTGGTATATTTGCTGAAATGTGGGGAATGGGGGTAAAATTAACAGGTAATGAAAGTGAGGGAATAGCCGGTAGTATTAGTGATACTGTTAAAAATGTACAATATCATTTGTTTAGAAAAGTAATTAATTTAAATGGAGGAGAAAAAGAATCCACTGGTACAGGTACTGTAGGTAGTTCTGATGAACAAGTATATATAACATTAGAATCGTTAGTTCATTTAATAAATAATTATGTTTCATTAAAAGATGAAAAGGGAAATACCGCGTTTGTACCTTTATCAGTTTATGAAAAAGGAAAAACAGGAGACACATCAACAGGAACAGATTGTTTATTATCATTAGCTCACCCTGTACAAATATCTATAGATCCTTCAGTTTGTTTAATCAATAGCCCTTTATGGACTAGTGGAGGAATAAAATTAGAAGCAAGCCCTAATGGGTCAGTAGACCCTAATTCTGGTTCTGCTGCTCCTCCTCCCTCTCCATTTTATGGAGAGAGTGCAAAAAATGGATCTTCTTTATATGATAATGAAGATTTTTGGAAAGAATTAGCTCTTAAGGTGGAAGAAGCAGATACAGAAATTGGTGAAGGAAATAAAACTAAAGCCCTTTTAGATTATATCACTCAAAAATTTGGAGGTAAACCTGAAGAATTAAAAGAAGTAAATAGAGTTTTCTTTTCAGAAATAAAAACAGGTAAAAAATATCAAAATATAACAATTGGTGGCGCTAAACTTAATACAGAAAACAGTGTATTTGAATTGTTTGGTATAGGAGCAAAATCTAGTAGTATAGAAAAGGCTTTAGGAGCAGATACAGATAACGATGATAATAATGAAAAAATAATAAATGCAGCTAGCCTAACACCCGAAGATGCTAATCAAAAAGAATTAGAAAAAGAACAAGAAAAAATAAAAGAAACAAACGAACAAATCCAAAAAGGACTAGAAAATATTAAATATCTAGAACAACTTAGACCATATTTCTTACCCCCTTCCAGTGGCCCAGCATGGTCTTCTGAACTAGGTATCATAGGTAATATATATGTTAATGTAAATATGTTATATAATTTATGTACTAATGATCAACTGGCTGCTCAAGATAAAAAAGAAAAAAATGAAATAGCATTATATGACTTCATAAAACAAGTATTATCTAAAATATCTAATTCTATAGGAGAAGTAAACAATTTCGATATATTTACAGAAGATGAAGTATCTCAAATTATTGATATAAATTATGTCGATAGAATGAGCGCAGACGAAGCTTACGATAATGCTTTTGAATTACAAGTTCAAAAATTAGGATCAGTAGTACGTTCATATAATCTAGAATCAAAAATATTTAAAGAACAATCTACTATGGTTGCTATTGGAGCTCAAGTAGAAGGAGGAGCATTGGGTGTTGATACTAGCACATTAGTAGATTATAATAGATCTATTGTAGATAGAATAATCCCCGCGAAAAAAGCTCCTCAAGAAGAAGTAGGTACTGATTTTGAATCTAAAAAACAAACACTATATGCTGCATTAAATAATTTAGCATTATATTTTACTGATTTAGGATATAAGGAATTTTTATGGATAACAACCGCGGATGCAGATTTTAATGTTGATAAAGCAGGAGAATATGCAGGAGCATTAAGAGATCTTATTAATTTTTTTAAAGAATTAGGTAAATCAAAAATTAAAAACAAAGCAATAATACCAACAGCTTTAAATGTAGATATGGATGGTATTGGAGGTTTAATTATAGGAAATATGTTTAAAATTCCTTTAGATGTATTACCTAAAGGATATAAAAATGCTGGAGGAGTTGGAGCTAAATTAGGATATGTTATTACTGGTCTAAGCCATACTATACAAGGTAATGACTGGATAACTAAAGTAACAGCCCAAACAATAATACTATCAGACCCACAAGGAGAAGATCTTGGTTTTACTGATTTAGCACTTAGTGCGGGAACGGGACAGACTGATGGAGCATCTAGTGATGCTGAAAAGGGCCCATCGGTAGTAATAAATATAGGTAGTGGAACAAAGTCAAAAACATATTACCCAGAAAAACCAGAAGTTCCTTTTACACGTACTTTTATTCCTCAAAGTCAATTAGCAACATATTTAAAGAAAAAAGTAGCCGCTGGATTAAATAAAAATGTAGCAATAGCAGTAATGGCTAAATCTATAAGTGAACAGGGATCTGGAGATCAATTAAAAGGATTTAATAATAATTTTTATGGGGTACAAACCGATAGTGGAAGATGGAATGCTAAGTATGACTCTTTTATTATAGGAAATGTATTCATAAAGGAAAATAAAACAGGAAAACCAAGAGCGTTTGCTGCTTTTTCTAGTCCTGAAATAGGAGCAGATTTCGTTATTGAAAATGTTCAAAGAAGAGGAATATATGTTGGTGGGACTACAACATATGTAACTAAAGGAACAAAAGTTACTGATGTTTCTTCATGGGCTAAAACATATTATAAAGAATGGGTAACAGGAAATGCAAAAGCAGAACTAAGTACCTCTAATTTAAATAGTTTAGTATCAATATATAACAGAGCAATTAAATTAATAGGATAATGGGAATTAGAATACCAAAAAACCAAACAGTAGAAAGTAAATATACTTCTGGTAAGGAATATATGTTTGCTAGTACTCAAAATGAGTATAAAGGATATTATTATGAAATGAATGGAAAAGCATTTGCGGGAGAAAAATTTAATCCTGGTGATCCTGAAATAATAAAAATAAAATCTGATAACTATAATATGTTATTAGGAAAGGCATCTACTTACCTTTATGGATTAGTATCTAAGGTAAAATTACCAAATAATAAAAAACCTGTTTCTATTCCTACTTCTATTAATCCTAATTTAGTAAATGTTGGGGTTAAATTCTACTGTCAAAAGATAAATCAAACTCCTATAATTATAAAAGAAATAGACGAAGATACATATATTTCTCTTCAAAAAAATCCTCTATATAAAACAACATTTATAGGAACTTATAATAATATAAACCAATCAGTAGATGATGCTGAACAACAAATGCCTGGTATGAAAATATTTTTAGGTTTGTAAATTCAAAATCCTCTTATTATCTTTATTTAAAGGTTATGAAATATGTTTTACATAATAGAAAGACAAGATCAATTAGAGCAACTAGGTCCCTTTAAGGATTGCTACGTTAATTTTATCCCACACAACGACAACTATCACCCATCACTAAGCCCACTTAGCTTAGTATATGTTAGAGATCTTACACAACATAAAGGTTATATTCTGTGTATCGATCACAATGAATCATTCTCATTAGACAAACAACAAGTAATTGATTGGTTAATTAATAAAACAGATAAATTATGGGTGATAAGTAAAAAGGAAGCAATGTACTGGTTCCCACATGAACATAAATTATACGATATTGAATTTCTTGAACTACCTGACCTAACAGAAGCGCTACAAGTACAAGCAATTAACTACTACTATAGTATCCATACAAATTACCCATCAATAAATAAACTAATTCCTATTAGTAAACACTATGAAGAAAGCGAAAACGTATTTAACGTTGTACTGCCTATAATCCAAAAATATCGAGCAGATAACAATGTTTATGCGTTTAATAACGGTCCTTTAACGCGTGTGTTTCACGAAATAGAATCACAAGGCATTAAAGTAGATAAACAATGCTTTATTGATTGCTACGGAGCTGATTTAAAATACCCTGAATTTAGTATTTCTAAAGGTAAAATATACAGTCAATATAATCTCCACACAACAACAGGAAGACCATCAAATACATACAATAGCATTAATTTTGCAGCACTAAATAAAAATAATGGAGAACGTTTATGCTACAGACCAGCAAATGACATGTTTGTAGAATTTGATATACAGGGATATCACCCACGCTTATTAGGTGAAATGATTGGCTTTCCCTTTCTAAATACTAGAAGTACATACGAAACATTAGCTACTGTATTAGAAGTTGATGTAGATAAAGCTAAAGAATTAACATTCAAACAGATATATGGTGGTGTATGGAAAGAATACCGTAATAAACCATTCTTTAAAGATATTGTAACATTAACAGACAGTATATGGGATGAATATCAATATGGTGGAAATTATACAACACAAATTCGTGTGTTTGAAAGGGATAAGGAGATGACACAATCTAAGCTACTGAATTATATAATTCAGAGTAAAGAAACATCAACTAATGTTATTATACTGGAAAATATATTAAATTATCTAAAAGATAAACAAACGAAACTAGTACTATACACGTATGATGCTTTCCTGTTTGATTATAGTAAAGAAGACGGTAACCAATTGTTAACAGACATTAAAAATATGATCCCTTATCCTATAAATATAAAACAAGGTAAATCATACCATGGTCTAACAAAAATATAAATATTTATGGCAGAACAACTAAATGAATTTCTAGACTTGAACAAATTATTCGCTACATTTACCACCCCAGCAGCGTTAGAGGAGACGGTAGCAACAATTAATCGTAAATATTCGATACTATTTAATAAAGTATTCGTATTAGAATCACCACAGAGTGATGAATTGATATGTACTTATAATATCGACACTGGTAACATGTCTGCTTCGCCTATGG